GGACAACTCCCATTTTTCTATAGGGCGCCCAAAAGAGGGTGGTGGTCACTTTCTGGCTAAGGGAGTAAGTGACAACTCCCAGCGATGCAACACTCAGTCACCTGTGCGTTAGATCGTTCCAATTAAAGATAAGTAGTGAGATGTTGTTGAGTGAGCAATGAACTAACTAAGTGAGCTAAGCCAAGAGAAGCATTAACGAGCTTCGAACTTATTGAATTCCAGTTTCCTCTAAGGTTTGGGAAAACATTGAACTCATATTGGGTAGCAATCTTTGACATGTTAGCAACTGAAACAAAATCTACAACGGGGAGGGGAATAAGATCCAAAACCATTGACGTGAAAGGCCCACGATCAGGAAGGTCTTCTCGATTGAGTCGGCGTTCCCAATCCTGTTCATTTTCAATTGGTGGCAAAGCAGCCGGAGGGCCAAGGCTGTATGCTGCCGATGTAGCTCTGAAAGTTCCCACTTCCAATTGGACCGGACCATAGTATTCAACCACCCTGGGTAGGCGATATCTTGATCCAGCATAATATTTAGAAATTGAACCAGTGGTTGTCCACGTAAAGGTGATGTTGTTGTAAGGTAGCTTACCAAACCCACCATGGATCTTCGGCGAATGTAACCATTGTTTGGCGCGCATCTTCGAAAACCCGACGACTCGTTTCGAGATGGCACTGGACAAATCTCTAGCCACAATATCCTCATCCATCGGCAATCCTAAACGGTCGAAGAGTTGTTTCCAAAGATCCACCAATTCGACAAGTTTTTCGTCGGGTCGCCTAAAGGATAAGTCCTGAGTAAAGAGAAGTGAGCCAAAGATTCGAGCTGGGTAGCCGGAAGTACCATAACGGCCGTAGAGGACTTTCAGATATTCAGAGAAATGCGTCGAGGCCCAGTTTTTACTAGCGTTAGCACTAGACCCAAACTTACTATAAGCCGATTCGATATCTTGGAGAGTAGGCTGAACACCCATATCTGCAAAAGTCAAAACGTCATCACCACAAGCCCAATGAACTGAACTTGGGATAATAGTCTTCTGCTTAATATAGTTCATCCATGAGTTTAAGAACGTTGTAAGTGCTAAGCCAGAGGGCATTCCTTTTAGCCACTTACCCTGCTTACCATCAAAAGACCAAATAGCATGGTCGAAGTAGTCTTTGAGAGCGGTAACACCGTCATTAGACGGGAACGCTCCTTCAAGAAATTCGAAGAAGCCAATCCAACTGTCTCGGGTAACATGGTAATCATAGGCCGACTCGTCCAAGGGATACGAAACGTAACCGCGCCGGAGTAAGTGGATGATATCAAGTTGGTCATCAAAAGAAGGCGATAACTTTTCAAAACGTGGCATCTTTCCCATATAGCTTTCTAGCAAATAGCGAACATAAGAAGCTATGATATAACCACCGAGTGGTACGTTAGCTATGAGACGACGTTTAAAAGAAGCCTCGTCACCCTTAACAAAAACACCAATCGGCTGTCTGCCTAAGCGCGCGTCTCTGACAATAGAGTCTAGTTCTTCGTCGGAAAGGGACACAGCAGCGCCAAACTTAGTTTTAACTGCTTGACTACCCAGACTTAATTTTGAGAACTTGGTTGCTCCATTAGTGACCCATAACCAACGCGAGTGAGTAAATTCTTCGAGAGAGAGCAACACTCTTGGGCATGCGGTCGCGAACTGGGTGAAAGTGTTGTAAAATTGAGACCGCCACCATTGATGATCGTAATCAGAGCGAACCAACTGAGTCAGCCACAAGTAAGGGTCATCACCCATAGTTCTGATGCCCATTGGCGGTATGCCGGAGATAGAGTCCAAATCAATAAAGAACCGGAGACCAGATCCGAGACAGTCAAAATGGGTATGACACCAGATCTTGATCTTCTTAAACAGTGGTAAAACAATCGATAGTGGATAATCTAATAAGTCACACAGCGGTTTCGGATCAAACCCGACCCAAGTAGCGTACTGGTTAACGAACTCTTCGGGTGTCTTTAACCACTGCATGGCTCTTCGATATCCAGTAAAAGATGAGCGCCATGGTGCATTAGTAGCGTCACTATCTAAGGACAATCCTAATGGAATTTTAACAAAAGGATCGTGAGGAGATAGTTGCTGTCTAGTTAATTCATGACTGCGAAGATTAAAATAACGTATGTTAGTTTTATGCTGAAGTACCGGTGTAACAAACCGGTGTAATATAAGTGACCAAAGATTACGATTGGTCGCTGGAAAGTTGAAGAAGTGTAAGTCTCGATTGGACAATCTTGACTCACTATTTGTGATACGTCGTTGTGTAAACAATCTAGACCTTAGTTGCTGACTTAAAAACCATCTTCTTTCTATAGATGTAGTCGTTAGTCAAACCTTGTTTAGTATAGTATACCTTGAAATGACGTAATGCAGTAGCTCCTTGGTTGGTTGTGGCTGTCTCACTCGTTGACTTGTAGCATGGCACAGTCCAAGGTATAGCAGCATCAAAGTGGGTAGTGTTGTTAACACGTGTCCAGAATGAAAAGCCAGTAAGGTTATTAGGAATGTAGTATAGAGCCGTTGAGGTAGCAGCGGCAGTATTTTTCCAATAATTCAGATCTGTGGCAGCTATTGAGCGAGGGCATAGGAAGTTCTTATTTGTAACTTGTCCGCTTGATCCTACCACTAAGTCCTCGTCGTCCAATATCATGTCAGCCCCATTGGCTATATACATTTCGAACGGAATCCAAGCGATGTGGGAAGTCACACCCATACCTGCAATGGTCCAGGTGCGGAGTCGAAAATCTCCAGCTATGAGGTCAAAATAATTCTGATCTGTAATATATTTTCCAAAGGTGTCTTCAGGCCACATTTGACCAATGCAACCTACGTCAAGGAGGGCTCTTTGTATAAGGCAAGTCTTGAATATACGCCAGGACTGAATGAATTGCTTATCACGACCGTCTTGCCATGGTATAATGCGATCAACTTCATAGTGTGTAGCGTAAAAGTTAATGAATTGGTCAGGAATAGTATTGGTATATATCTTAGCCTTGAAATGATTAGTGCCAGACCAACAGCCAGTGTAGGCAGAACACATTGGCATGGCGAGGCTAAGGAAAGCCCATTGGAGATCTACTGCTGAAAAGGTCCTTTGCAAGGCGATACGAGCGGCAGTATCTTGAGCTGGAACAGAGCTTGGAACAGTAAGTGAGTAAGCTTTGACACCAAAGTATTTGGTTTCAGCGTCCGCTCTATCAGCATTCATGCTATTGTCGAGATCAACGTAAAGGGTATGACCAAGTACGATTAAACGGGATATGTCGTTCTTATCCAAAGCACTGAGAGCTAAACATGGTGTGGTCAAGGGGATTGGCCAAGTAGCTCCACCTGTCACATTCATATAGTCACGTAAGTCGGAAGCGTTAACTACAAATAGTAAAGGGGAAACAGTAGGAGCAGTCCAGGTACTATACATATAATTAGCAACTAAATCTGTTCTAATACGTCTATATTTAGTTGAGAATGTAGGTGGTAATGCCCATGTCCAATCGCCTAAGACAGCTGAGGGACGAGCTCTAGAATCTCGAACACCTTTATCTAAGTATTCGTTTGACCAAATAGAGGCAAGAGTCATAAGATTAGATGCCGTTTTGGAATCCATCTTAACCTCAAATTTCTCGTCAGACTTAACATATCCATCGAAAAGGTTTACAACATCACCATAAGACCAGGAGCCGAAAGTCGTGGCACCAGTTCCTTCTAATTCGGAATCCGAGATAAAGTAATCATAGTTTAGAGCTGGTACACCTTCGTTACTTTTGGGGACATTGTATGCGGTGAATCTAGAGTCGCAGTACGGAACGCGCATACCATTCAAAACCACATCAGCTATATCTTGTACAGTTTCGAAGTATTTAGCATTGGATACTAGGCCACCTACCGAGGTAAAGTCGAGGGCCGAGAATTCAGGTTCTAGGGTCTCTGCGTCAGATTGCTGTTTAGTATTCTTGAATCTATCTTTAACAGGAAGATCACCTGCGCTAGTAGAGTGGGTGTTGACCGCCTTTAAGACTTGGGGATCAACCGATTTGGAATTATCAGTAAATTCTTGTTGATTATTCATTGTTTAACTGCTAATATCAGACGATTCTTTAAAGTCGCTAAGGCGTCGACTAGCACCGATGAATCAAAGAAAGAGTAGAGTTTGTAAATAGAATCTTAGAAGGGGAGAAAAGG